TATTGTTTTTTTTAATTGTAATTGGCCTGGACTTTCATGTCTATTACCAAAATTATGGACTCACTCCATCGAGTGACTATTTTAGAGAAACCCAGTGTGTCGCTTCCTGTAAATTCGCACCAGATTTTAACGGTAAACGTTTACTGCGATACGGATTTATAGATTTGTGTGTGTATTATTGTAATAATTACCCTAAGGAAAAGTTATTTTATGATAACAATTTTAGAGCGGTATCAAAAATATTTAGTACACCACACTCACCCCTTAATTATGAAAATTGTTCTGGATTGAAACCATCAGCAGAAGAACCATGTATTAAATTGATAGAAATATTGACAATACAGTGTTTGGGTAATAAAAAACCATCAATACAAATAACCACAGACGATGTGGCTAAGTGTTGTGGAGTTTTTGATATACCTCAACAAACACTAGTACAATATACCAATGTTTTTATCTTATTATTTTTCTTGTATGGTTTCTTGATAGATCGAAAATCTTTCAAAGATAAATTGTATTGGATGTATACATACTTAGAATACACCTATTGGGTATTTTTCACAACATATGAACCATTTAATTTGATTTATTTTATAATATTTACTTTTCGAACACCTTTTATAATAATGCCAATAGTACATTTCGCAATGTTCTATTTTTCATATTCAATAAGTACAGTGAACATGTTGGTTTTAAAACTAACAATAGTTTCAGTTATACAACTTTTTGGATATAAGAATCTCATGCGAATATGGAAACCAGTACCTTCAATTTATAAGGTAGCAAATAGATTAAAATTGCTTCCAAGACCTAGTAGTGTAGATTTTGACATTAATTGTAATATGGATACCAGAACAGAAATAATTGAATTTATTAAGAGAACACCTACTAAAGATCTAACTCAAATTAATAAACTAATGGTACAATTTCTCAATTGTAACGCAGTTGATACTATTAGAGTTACGGACCATCTTAAAGTATGTTCTCAGATAAGATTTACTGACTACGAACCAAACCTTAGTATAATGCAAAATGTTATGAAAACTTTAGCAATATTGCCTTGGCGTATGTTATCAACTCAAGGATTATATGCAAAGTATATATTTATGTATTTTGCTATAAAGGCCGCACTTCAAGAGAAAAAGACATTCACAGAAACATTTTCTTTTGATATAAATGAAAGCTCGCGGAATAACAATAAAGCTCCTAAGGCAAAACTTAAACAAGGGCTTAAAACAACAGTTCGAGCTTATTCTCATAATCGAAATGCAGCCGCCAAGTATATAACAGAAGAAGTACAATATGCGAAAGATTTGACAAAATATTTTCAAGCCGGAGATATTAGTGAAGAAGATTATTACCGGAGAATGGCAAAAATTGGATTCGATGGAGACGAAATAGAAAATTACTCTGTTTGTTTTTCAAATGGTAGTATGCAACTTATTTATGACTTAGAAAATGACGTTATTGATCGACGATTATATGAAGATCGATTAGCAAAAGAACGTTATATAGTTACAAAAGTGTTGCAAACCAAAACTGAAGAACAATTTAATCAAGAATTAATAGATAATGGTTATGAATTTATGACCACTGATGAATTTACAGATAGAGTTAACGAATTGGACGATGAACACTATGAAGAAATGCAACGACAAAATGAAGAAGCAGATGCAGAAGAGTGGTACTTTAGACGACATCCAGAAGAACGTGATGAAACAGCTCAGCGATGGGCTCAGGAACGCTTTGGATATGACCCATATAATGTATTGAGAAACGAAAGTACATTAGGATCAGACACAGTACGACACATGAAATTAGCACGTATTCAAGAATGTTTAAATTGGTATCAGAAAAATATGCCTAATCAAGTTAAAGAATATTCTGTTAAAGAATTTAATACTATATATATAAACACTCGAGATTTACCTTTATTGGTTGATTTTGAGATTGATAAAATTGTATATGATTCTACAATGGAAAATCTCCCTACTCGATTAACACCCTTTCAAGCATTAGTAGTAGCTCATTGGAACCATGGTATTTATCCTCTTTTTTGTTCAAAAGGAATATTCTCTGATTTGTTTAAGCGTTCTTTCACATTTAGTAAAGTTGCTCCACAAAAAGGAACAGCTTTAATGTTTTTAGAAAAAGAAAATATACAATCCGAGACTACACCTGAAACACCTAAAGCGACTCCTACTCCAGTTAGAGAGGAATCCAAATTAGACCCTAAATATGTAGAGTGGTTACAGACTAGTAAATCGAGTCACACTCCCGAAAATCAAAAAAAATATTATGCATCACAAAGAGTAGAAACTAAGAATAAAAGAATTTGTCCTAATTGTAATATTAGAAAAGTGAATGTAGTTCGTGGCTATTCTTTATGTACACCCTGTTTTACAAGCAAGAGAACTTCTGCTAAAAAACAGGATGACAAAAAAGAGGAAGCCAAGATAACAATGTGTGCTAATTGCAATATTAGAAAACCAATACCTGGCCATTTAATATGTACGCCCTGCTTTAATAATCAGAAAACTTCTGTTAAAAAACAGGATGACATAAAAGATGAAGCCAAAATACCTGGAACACTAGTAATTTCAACAGGAACTACAGGATACAGATATGGTGTGATATTAGCAACGACAGAAGCAGAAGCATCTAAGATACCACTGTCAGAAGCAGCTTCTAGACCTAGTTTTATAGCACATTATTTCAAAATTAAAGTTGGAACAGATATTTATATAGTAACTTCTCGACATGTTTTACAATCACTTAAAGGAATAGAAGATATTACCTTTAAGGGAGCCTCAGTAAGTAATGGAGTTAAAGCTAACCAAATTAAGTTTTTCCAGTATGGTGATGGTAACCAAGATATAGTGATAATAGAATTGGAAGGTAAGCAATTATCTTTAATAGGTTCTGTTCCAGCACTAAGTATCGGAAAATTAGATACCACGCAACAAATTTGGATAAACCGATTGGATAAAAACCTAAAAGGAAATTGTGTCTCAGTAGGTAGTAAAACAACTGCTCTAGGAAATCGAGCCATGTCTGATTACTCATCAGAGGAAGGTTCTTCAGGAAGCCCTATTTTTAACGCTAATGGACAAGTCATTGGTGTTCATAAAGGAAGTACTGGGAACTTGAATCAGTTTGAAATACTTCAGGTAGATGCTAACATTGGACCACAGTTGGATTTTTAGAGAGTGGGCATGTAAACCGCCCGATAAGCGTTTACAATAAATACAATTTTCACCCTACAATATTACAAACAATGAACAATGGATCAAGAATACAACATGAAAAATATAAATATATGAAACATATAGGATTTTCACCCGTACTACAACAAAAACCATTGAATGAAGTTCCTAACCAGGTAGTTAGTGACCCATATTTTGATGCTTTTTTATTTTCAAATCCTGAATTTACTAAGCTAAAAGAATGGGCACAGCATAGACCCTGTCTAGGAATGAAATCTACGTTTTTGAAATCGTTGTTGAAATGTGATAAACCAAAGATTCGACCATCAAGATCAGACAATTTTTATAATTTAGCAATGGAATATACTTATAGAATGTATCAATTTCTTGAAGATTCTTCAGTAACTCCAAATGTTAAGTATAATCAGTCTACAACACCCGGATTACCCTATACGAAATTGGGATTTTCAAGCAAACATGCACTGGTTACTTCAGAAATTTTTGAACAAGAATTACAACGTCAACACACACCAGTTTGGCAAGTGTTGATGAAGGCAGAATATCTACCAGAAGAAGAGATCTTAGATAATAAAGGTCGAACGTACTTCTGTAGTGAAACTCCATTTGTATTCCATCAAAAATATTTGTTTGACCATCAAGATGAACTCTTAAAGAGTCATGCTCATGATTATAAGACTTGTTGGTCTCGATATGGATTTATACGACAGTATGGAGGAATACATGATTTAGTCAGCTCAATGAATGAAGAAGGTTTTGATTTCTCGTTTACTCGAGATGTATCAGGCTGGGATCGCGTTTTGCCGATTATGGATGATGTGTATGAGTTGCGAGGTCGTTGGTTGGGAATCACTGATAAAAGTGAAGAATTTCAAAAATTTTTCAATTGGGTAACTAAAAATACAATACATACTTATATAGTAGGACCAGATGGTCATATATATGAGCGTGACATTGGAAACTTATCTGGTTCTGGTAAAACAACATCAGACAATACTATAGCACATACTATAATTGATTTTTATTTTTTTATAAAATTGTATTATCATACTTATAATAACGTACCTACATATGAACAAATTGTATCAAAAGTACGTGAAAATTTGTATGGTGACGATCAATTTGGGAGAATAAAACTCAGTGATTGGTTTGCTGGAACAGTAGATGAATTTTTTAATTTCATGCGAGAAGTATTTTTAGAATTTGGATTAGTAATAAAAGATTCAGCCTGTGGATACAGCAATGATTCACTAGGTTTAGAGTTTTTAGGAACAACCATCAATTATAATAATGATATGCGAATGTACTATGGATCACCCCGTTATTCAAAAGTTTTAACTTCTTTAACACAAATTTTAGAAGAAAAAACCATAGAAGGATATTGTGGAGTGGTCAAAGCATTATCAGTTTTAATTGAAGGTTGTACAGATGAAAAAGGAATCTTAATTCGAAAAATGTTACCTAAATATGCTAAATTTTTAATACAACAACATCCTCATTTCCACACCTTACCAGATACGTTACAACAAGAACTAAGAGAAATTTCTCATGGAAAATTTCATAACATGTTACTGGTATATGGACTTGAGAGTGGATTACCACAGGGCTTTAATTTTTTTTACCCGAGTGTTAACCAAAGTAGAAGGGTGGGTGGAGGCTTTAAAAGGATGGAATACACCAAATCTATCTATAATGAAAAAATTAATTATTCATCACAATGGAATGAGTACTCTCAGTCTCGTACTATTCAACTAGTGAAAGCTAGTTGTATAAAATCAGGACCAGATCATACTCCTCTATTCACGATGACTCATGACTATGAGTTTAAAGGTCAACGGGATCAATTTATCGTTACAGCTTCATCTAAAAAATTATGTCAAAACAAAATTTCATTTGAATGTCTTAGATATTATGATCCAACTTTTTCTCAATTTCCCTCTTCAAGCGATGACGACAGTGAGCCTATTACGCTCCCGAAATCTGAATCAAAGTACGATGGAATGGTTTTTTTACGATCTTTGTCGTCTGACGACAATGAAAGTGATTTTCCAGTTGGAGGTTTTGTACCCCAAAAGAATTTTGAAATATTTGTGTCTTTAATGAAAAGCTATTATCAAGCAGACAGTTTCACACGAACATATCATCCACTTCATGAATTTATGAAGGGAACAAATGATAAGTTAGATGCTGCTCGCTTAGCAATGGCTTTAAAAGAAGGCTCATTTAACCCCTATGGCAATGGGCAATTTTCCCCAACATTGAGTTTAATCGTTGACCCCTTTTTCTCTAGTCTTTCTTACATTCCCATTTTTTTTGAAGGATCATTTAATCCATATGGTAACGGACAATCTTATTGTTTAGTATCACCACCTATTTGTTACAATGCATCAGGTGGTATACTATGTACCGCATATGGATATACACCCTCATTTAGAACTTATGCAGATTATAATACAACATTAGCAATAGTGTTATTGAATATCTATAGTGCAATGATGAGTGATATAGTTATATATTACGAATTAATAACACCAATAAATGAGAATCCCCTTTTTGAGAATGAAGAAACAAATTACTATGACCGAGAAGAACAGCTTATGACAGGTTCATTTAATCCATACGGAAATGGACAACCAAAATTATCTAAAGCACAGTATTTGAAAGTTAATAAAGTAAATTTCGATAAGTTGAAATATACTGCTCAACAGCGAGAAGCAGCATATAATAGATATTCAAAACGAACTAACAAAACACAACGAAGACCTGTTAAGAAACAGATAGTTGCCTCTATAGGACCAACCAGTGCTATGGATAGCGAACAAATTGGATCTTATACACGGGTTAATAAAACTATGGGTAATAGAACTCGTAGTGTACATGTTTTGTCTGATTGTGCACGTAAATATATAGCAGCTCTCCACATGCCATTTATGTACTTAGATGGACAGTCTTCTATTGGAGCAAAAACTCTAGACGTAGATCTTAATTCATATGGACCATGTATACCTACATTTCCAGCATTGAAAACACGTCGAGCTAAAATATTCTCTAGAGGACCTCTTGGAGTACAAGCAAATGGATTTGGATGCATTTTTCTAAATCCACGAAGGTTGGGCAATAATTACGATTTCAACTCTTACCAAGCACCTATATTATATAGTAGCACTACTTCAACTTTTGCAGACGCACAAGTTCCAACAATATTGGATACAACCAGTCCCTGGATAGGAAGTGCAGCTAGTTATAATTCAGATTATGATGTGTCAGAACTAACTCCAGATGTTAAAGGACAAGGTATTAAGTACCGTGTCGTAGGAGCAGGCTTACGTATAAGGTATGTAGGCCCAGAGCTCACAAGAGCTGGATTGGTTCACTGCTTTGAAGATCCAGGACATAGTTCCCCTTCAGGGTATTCACTTCAACAACTTGGTAATTATGAAAGTTACTTTAATATGACAGTTAAACGCGAATGGATATATTTGTCTTACACACCAGTGTCGGATGAAGAATTTACTTTTAACTTTGACCCTCCATTAGGATCAGAAACATTGGCAACTGACAACCACTATATAGGCATGCTTATAGAAGGAGCTCCTCCAGGAGCAACCTTCCAGTACGAATCCGTATGTTTATTAGAAGTTATTGGACAAAATGTTCGAGATTTAGTTCAAGCTGAAGCAGATTCTACAGGATTATCTGCAGCTGTAAATACTATTAGCCCCTCAAGACAATCACAATTAAATTTAAAAGGTGCAACGGACTTTTTAACGAATGTTGTCTCAGGAGCAAAAATGGTGTCAGGATTAATGGTAGACCCCACAGTTAAAGGTTTTGCAAACCAAGTAGGCCGCATGTTAGTAAGTAAGTAATTTCATGAGATTTGTTGTGCGCACTTTGG